TTTTAAATTAATAATAACAAATATACTATTAATTAAGTTATAAACAAAACTATTAATAACTGTTTATTTTAATAATTAAAAAACACTTCCATCATCTGCTTTAATTATTGATGTTTTAGGGTTTAAATTAATTCTAACTGCATCGTTTTCTTGTAGTAGGTAAACTTCTTTTGTTACTCTTTTTTTAGTCCACATTGTAGTATCTGGGCAATATTTCTTTTCGGTCTTTGGCATTTCTAATGTATTTAAATAATACATAAAATTACCTTTTGGATCGTTTACAAAATAAATCTTTATTACATCTTTGTTCAGCTTCATTAAAGCATCGTATTTATCTTTTTCTAACATCTTGGTTTCATAGTATGTTTTTCTAAATTTCATTTCTATAACACAATCAAAACCTTTAGGTGTTTTACCTTTAGCATCGTATCGTTCCATACCCTCACCACTCCATTCTAATTGCCAGCCATCAAAATTTAGTAGCACTACCATTGCTTTTTCAAGCTGGTGTATTTTATTTAATACCATTATTCCAAATTACGTTCAAATCTTTTATCCATTGTTTTATTGTTCTTGGGTTACAAGTACAAGGTTTGTAGTAATTGTGCTTGTGGTATTCAGCGTGTAGTTTACACACCAATTCAAATTCTTTGTTAGTAATGTGTTGCTTTGTACCCATTCTAAAGTTTTCCCATTTTGCATAGTCTTGTTTATTAAATTTTACCATCGGTTTATTTTTATTTCGTTTAACTTTTTTCTGCGTTCATCACAATTACATTTTGTACCACGTAATTTATGCCAGGTATCAACAAGGTATTTTATACCAGTATATTTAGTAATGTAGTAAATAAGGTTTCCTAATTTCATATTATTATTAATTCTTTATTAAGTTGGTGTTGCTCTAATATATATGACTTATAAAGTCTTTTTGGTAATGTTTTAAAATTCTTTTCATTTATTATTTCATCATAGGTTGCCCAGCCTTTAAAAGTAAAAGTTGGATATTCACCAATCATTAATGCGTAACCATCTACAATATGTTTTGCTTTGTTTGGTGATATAGCTAATCTACCATATTTATATATAGTGTTTTTAACATCAATACGTTTGCCATTTTTTAATACTGCATCATCTTGAAGAAAATAATTTTTAAATGTTTCAACTGAATTATCAAAGTTAATACCACATAATCTACAAAAAGCAAGTTCAGCACCGAAACCATTAATTGTCATTTCCCTTTGCTTCATATTTTTGTCAATCTTAAAATTTTTTTCAAAGTAACCATTATCATTTTGTGCTTCAAAGTTCTTTGCCATTTCTTCAATAATTGACATATCTTCATAGCTTAATGTGTAAACCATACCAAATTTTAATTTTTGTATCATAGTAGTTTCTTTAGTTTATCTTTTACTTTGTTGTAGGTATTGTACAATGAATAATATTGTATGTATGATTTTCTGCTAAATTCAGCTATGCTTTCACCACTATTAATTATTTCAAATACTTTACGATCATACCAAAACATATTATCTAATTCATTTTTTATTATTGCGTATGCCTTATCGTAATCAATATCAGAAATAGATTTATCAATATCTACATCTTCAATATTAATAATAGTAATGTTTTTTTCTTTGCGTTTTAAATCGTAAAATAATGTTCTTAATGTTTTAAATATATAGTAGTAGTTTACTTCATCTTTATACATAATATCTAAACCTTTATTTAGTTTTTTATGTATCTTAATATACATTTCTTGTACTATATCTTCTGATGTTTCTGCTGGGCAACCAAAGCTGGTAACTATCTCTATCCAAGTTTTGTGCTTTTTAGCAATAAGAATCATTGTTTTTTCTACCATTACGCTAAAGGATCATAAATATTATTTACTATTTGTGGTAAACCTACATCGTTAACTTCAAATGAAAATGTATCAAAAGAATAACCCCTTGACCTACCACACTTAACAGTAACCCAATCTTTGTTTACTGTATTTGCTTCTAATGCTATAACTGTTTCTGCTTTCTTTTCAAGGAAACTTCCTAAATGCCCAGTACCTAATTTTTGACTACCATAGTTTTGGTGTATAACATTTATAATATGACATTTGTATTTAGCACTCCATTCCATTAATTTTTGTACTAAAGCATTTGATTCTACAATTGCATTGGCATCACTACATAAATCAGCAATACCATCTATTATTATTAAACTTGGTTTATCTATTTTGTTTTCTAAATAGTAATCTATAAAATCTATTCGCATTTTGTGGTCTATTGACCTTAAACCAAATGTATGGTAGTTATTTGTATTTATACTTGAATCCATTGTTAATGGTCTTTTAAATACCTTTTGGCAATGCCATAAGCCTTGTTCTGTATCTATGTGTAAAAGATGCCCATTGCCTTTATGTCCTTTTAAATTACCACCATATATATTTGTACCACTTAAATACACAGATGCCAATAAAGATATAAAAAATGTTTTCATAGTTTTTGGTGGTGCAGTAACTACCGATAGGTTTCCGTAAGTTCCTAAAGCAATTGGTACTAATTTATCACCACTTTCAGATTTTAATAATTTTTCACCATAACTTAATGCTACTGGTGGGTAATCTATTTTTTCGTTAATGTCAACTTTACAATCGTGTTCTATAAAGTCCATTAACATATTGTGTTCAGTTTGTTGTTGTTTAGTCATATATTATTTTTCTATAAAGATATAAAAAAAAAGGTGTTAAATTAATAACACCCTTTTAAATTTAAAATGGTAAATCACCACTTTGTTCATCTACTGGTACTAATACCTTTTCTTCTTCACGTTCAGCTAATGTAACAGTTCCATCAGTCCAAACTACTTTGCCATTACCTAAATAGTTTTTTGGCATTTTAGCATCTCTTTCTTCTTTTGTTTGACTGTCCATAAACGCTACGTTATTACCGTATCGTGTTTCATCTTGTACTGAAACAGTAAAGTTGTAATAAACTGCACCATCTTTTCCTTTGATAAACTTTTCTTTTGGTAGTTTATCTACTCTAATTGAACCATTGATTAATGTACTCATATATATATAAATTTAGTTAATATTCTTTTTTTTAAAATCTTCGCTTTCATCTTCACCAAATACACCAAGTTCATAAAACCCAGTTAGTTTTAGTACTGCTCTTGACAATGCACGTTTTTCTGCCATTTCCATAACATACCAACTATTAGTGTTACCCTCTTTAAAACTTGCACCTTTATAAGCTGATCCAAAAGTTTCAATGTTTTCATTTACTGCTTTTACAACTGCAAAGTTAGGTTCGCATTTTATTACATCAAATTTAATTTTGATTTGTTCTTGTGCTTGTATTTTCTCAATACCTTGCCTTGTAATAATTACATAGTGTTGGTGTTTAAATACATCTGTTTTTTCTAAATTATACTTTTTGTATAACTCTACTAATTTGTTTCGTTCCATTATGTTATATTGTTTACTTCAAGAATTGCCTTTAATTCTTCTATCTTGTTTTGTAAGGCTTCAACTCTAAACTGATATTCAGTAAGTAGTTGATTTGTAGTTTGGTTACTAAAATTTGTGTTTACCATTTGTTTTGTTTTAAAATTAATAATTGTAAAGGTATAAACATT